TACCATCCTATCTATCGTTTGCTTATTGAACCAAATCCAGAATGTACCTCATCCGTCTTGCGTGAATCGGCAATGTATCAGTTGCTTTGCAGGGGCAACTACTACCTGGAGATAGAACGTAATGGGGCTGGGCAACCTGTTAATCTGTGGTTGATTCAAGAATGTACGCCAGCAAGAGTAGAGGGCAAGTTACTCTATCAGGCAGGATCGACTAACCTAACTCCTCAAGATGTTTGCCACGTTAAAATCTTGTCGCCTGATTCGATTGTAGGTTTAAGCCCAATAACGTTAGCAAGAAATGCACTTGGCAACATGCTGAGTAGACAAGAGTATGGCGGATATTTTTATGCTAACTCAGCTGCCCCAAATGGCGTTATTAGTAGCCAGTTTGAGTTAAGCGATAAGGCCAGAGAGAACATAAAGAAATCAATCATAGCTCCACAAACAGGCGGCGCAAATAGTGGTAAGACAATAATTCTTGAAGAGGGGATGACGTTTAGCCCCATATCCTTTAGCCCCAGGGATCAACAGTTTTTAGAGCTAGTGCAATGGGACAATACCTTAATTGCACAGGTGTTTAATGTTAGCCCTGTTATGCTGCAAGACTTAGGACGGGCAACCTGGAATAACTTGCCAGCTTTGCAGTTAGCCCACTTAACATACTCTATCCGTCCTTATCTGCAAAAGATTGAAGAGGAGTTAGAGAGGAAGCTATTGACGTTTGAGGAGAGGCAAGCTGGTTACTACATTGAGCATAACGTAGATGCATTACTAAGAACCGATCCAAGTACAAGAATGGATATTGCGGTAAAGGGAATTAACAATGGTATCTACTCTCCAGGTGACGTAAGAGAACTATTGAATATGCCACGATATGAAGGGGATGAGGAATTCTTTATCTCAACAAATCTCCAGAAAGTCACAGACGTAGGGAAGCAATTGGAACAGCAGCAGCAGGCCCAGGAGCTACAGGCACAGGCACAGGCACAGGCACAGCAGCAGCAGCAGAAAGAAGAGGTAGACAATGAACCTGGAAATCAGGACGCTAATCAGTCCAATCAGTAACGGCGACGGCAATACGCTTCACGGCTACGCTTCTGTATTCAACAGTCTAAGCGAACCGTTAAACGATATCGCAGGCAATCCCTTTGTAGAAGTTGTGCGCCCTAATAGCTTCGATCTGAGTAGGAATATCAGGGGCCTCTACAACCATAACGACGGCGAACTATTGGCAACTACAGCAAGTGGCAACCTCAAGTTATATCAGGATGACAGGGGGCTAAAATTCTCATTGTCATTACCAGATACGCAAAGGGCAGCGGATATCAAAGAGCTTGTCAGCAGAGGTGATCTTAATGGAATGAGCATAGGCTATTACGTTACAAGCAGCAAATGGGGCAGACATGGAGATATGCCTTTACATGAGGTTTCAGGGATCGACCTATTAGAGGTATCTGTAGTCCCATTTCCAGCCTTTCCAAAAACAAGCGTAAATTTGCGTAGCTGTTTACTAAATTCTGAACCTATTACACTAAATAAGAACAGGCAACTATTGGAGATTATGAAATTATATGTCTAAGAATTCTTTTGAGCTACAGTCCGAATTAAAAGATACCATCACTTTAGCAGAAGGATTGGTTAACAAATCCGACAAAATGAGCGATGAGGATCAAGACGCCTTTGCCAAGTTGCAGACAAGAGCAACCGAGTTAAAGGAAGAGATTGCAACGGCTCAGCGTAAAGAGTACCTGGCTGGCGAACAGGCACTATTAAGCAAGTCTGAACGTAAGACCCAGCCATCCCAGCCAAAGAAGGCTACAGGGGCAGATAGGACTAAGGCGTTAAGAGGATGGTTGAAAATGTCTGGTAGTGTTGACGCCTCTACGGATGAATGGCAAGCTGCTATGGATTGTGGGATCGATCTAAGAAGCAATAGCTATGTCTGCCGTACCGATATGGGAACCACAAACACAGGTGGAGAGTTTAGAGGCTTTGACGTACAGGGCGAATTAGTTAAGGCCCTGAAAGCATTTGGCGGCATGTACGGCGTTTCTTCCGTTAAGCAAACTACAGACGGTAACGCTTTCAATTGGCCGATGACTGACTTTACTAACAAGAGCGCTGGTTACGTCGATGAGCTTGATGATTTTACCGACACAAATGATATTCCCTCTGATAAGGTAGCTTTCCCGAAATGTCCTACTCTGCGATCCGATTTAATCGTATTAGGTCGAGAATTCATCCAAGACTCAGGCATTGACGTTGAGGCATGGGTTACTGAGGCTTGCAGTCAATCTATCGCCAGGAAGCTTAACTATGAATTAACCAAAGGCTCTACCTCTGGTAAAATCCGTGGCATTCTTTCTGACTCTACGGAGGGCGAAAGCGATAGCGTATACTCAGCAGATGTTGTTAAAAACTTAGTTGCCTCTGTTGATCCTGCCTATCGTGCTAATGCTAAATTTATGATGCACGATACAACCTTCTGGCAGCTTTATAACCTTGAGGCAGAAGATGGCCGTAGTCTTTTCTGGAATGCAAACATGTCTTTAAGTGACGCCATTCCATTACGCTTGTTAGGTTATCCAGTTGTAATTAATCAGGATATGCCAGACGGATCAAGCAATGGGCAAAAGACAATTCTCTTTGGTGACTTTAGCTATTACAAAGTACGTGAAGTAACCTCAGTTGAATTTATCAGATTGCAAGAGCTTTATGCTAAGCAATTGGCTATCGGTATCGCAATGTATGCAAGGTACGATGGCCGTTTGGTTAATCCAGGCTCAACAAATAATCCAGTCAAGCACTTTACGCTAACTGGCTCAATATAAAAGTTTTGTTTGTCATGTTGTTTCCTATTTAGTTAGGGGATGGGTTTAGGCTCATCCCTTTTTCTTTTGGTATGCGTAAATAAGTTATGGCTTTATTAGATGATTTTAAGGTTTTTATTTCGTTCAATGGGGGCAATAGTGCCGATGAGTTGCTACAGTCTTTTCTTGACTCAGCCGTTGCGCAGATTGAAGCGATATGCATTGTGGACCTGACTACCTATGGAATTCCAGAAAGATATACGTTACCTGTTTTGCAATTGGCTAGGCTTTATTTCGAGGGCAGAGGGAATGAATCTAATAGCTGGTTACTTAATTATAAGACCTTTGATTACACAGTTGAGGATGAGGCATGATTAACAAGTTTCAATACTTAATGGTAAGGAATGGCGGCAGCAGTAGTGAAGATAATTACTGGACAGCTATTGCACCTGGGAAACTCATCTTTGCAAGGAATGTAGCTGTAGACTTTAACGATAAGTTTACGTTTGATGATAACGAATTCCAGGTAAAAGGTATTACAAGAGAGGGCAATCTAACTATGTGTGATGTTTGCCCTGATCCAACTATTTACCTAATGGGGACAGCATGATTCAAGCAACGATAATTTGTGAGGCAGCAACGATTAGAAACAACGATGGTAGCCATATGGCCGATTTGTTTCCACCAAAGGGGACGTTGTTTATTCCTGGCAATCTAAGATTCCAGCCTAAGACTACATTAAGGCAGATTGAAAAGTATTTGGAAATGCATCACCTAATGACGGTAGAAAGCGATTTAGAATCATGATCAAAGGTAAACTAACAAGCGATAAAAAGGCCCTGATTAATGCGAGAAAGCAAGCAGACGCCAAAATCAAGAAGGCCCTGAAACCAGTAGGGCAAGCGCTCAAGGAAGAGGTTAAAAGTAAAGCCCCTAAAGACTCAGGAGCTTTATCCAGGTCGATCAAAGATAAGGAAATAAGCAAGAAAGGTAAGGCCAGTGTAGTAGTAGGGCCGGATAGCAAGTACCAGTATAAAGGCAAGACTCCGAATAAATACTCAGCCAAAGCTCAGGCGCAAACCGGATTCATGACGGTCGATCACAACAAGTATAAGGATAAGATTAACAAGGCACTAAAGGATAACCTATGATCGAAACAGTAATGGGTGAGTTGATAACGTTGTTTCCTGCTTACCAGATAGTACAGGGGCCAACCGAGTGTATAACGCCATCGATTAATGTGACTCAGGTTGATTATAAAGAAACGAGAACACTTGCAGGCGTTGTAGTTTATCAGCAATGGTACATCCAGCTTGATATTGTTTCGGATGACGTTGTAGGTGATGCTGCGCTCATTGCCTCTGGTTTTTTCAATACTCACCCATCATGGACGGTACATAAAGCAACCTTTTTCTTAGAGCACCGAAAAGCCTCTCAAATTTGGTTGGTATGTGCTTAAATAGTGTATGATCGGAAATCAATCAACACTTGCTTTTGGTACTCCTGGCAGCGAACAAACTATTAATGACGTTATCTCTATCGATCCGCCAAAGGATGAGGCAGACGATATTGATATCACTACTCTGTCAAGTGCGGCTTACGAATATGAACCGGGTTTGCGCAAACTTGGCACTATGACGTTTGAGGCTATTTATTCGACTACCTTGCATGGAGCTTTAGACGCCGGTAAGGATTCTACACTCAGCTGGAAGATTACTTTACCAGATAGCGGCACTATTACATTTCTTGGCTATATCAAATCAGTTGAAAAGAAGGTTACTAATCCTGACCTGTTAAAGCTGGTTGTAACTGTAATGGCAACGGGCGCAATCGACGTTAACTAACTATAATAGGTTATGAATCTAAAGCAAAAGATACTTAAGACGGACACAATTAAAAAGACTCCTCATTTGGTAGATGAATGGGGAGTTAATGTGTTGATAAGGCAATGGACTGGCACAGAAAGAAGCATGTTTCTTAGCTATTGGTCCACTAAAGCAGACGATAGCCAATTCTATTCCAAGCTGTTAATCTCCTGTTGTGAATTTGAGGATGGATCGAAATTTGAAGATAAAGATGCCGACGAAATCAACTCGCAAAATGGGGAGCTACTGCAAAAGCTGGCGGATAAGATTCTCGAAGTACAGAAGATTGGCAAAGCAGCAGTAGAGGAAGCAAAAAAAAACTAAGACTTAACCCAGAGTTAGAATTTGAGTATTTGCTTGCCTGGAATCTTAAACGTACCCATAAAGAACTATTAGCAACGATGGATATTGAGGAGCTTGTAACGTGGCAAGCTTTCGCAGAATTAAATTACGGCCTGTTGCATCCTGAATATATGGCGGCACAAATAGCAGCTTACATATGTGCGCAATGGAGCAAGAAAGCAAAGGGTATCGATGAGTTTGTACCTAAGATTCAGACAATGGACGAAAAGCTAATGGCCGCATATGGGAAATTAAAGGCAAGAAAGAATAAATAACGTATGGCAACTGTGATTGGCTCAAGTGCGATTGTTCTTAGTATTGATAGTAACCAGTATGATGCTGGCATGAATAAAGCTGGGCAAACGCTGGATAGATTTACTAACAATGGCAAAGCTAAACTTGATGATTTAAACAAGGCGGCAGGAAAACCACTTGATATAGACAAGGCGTTTAAGGGAATACAAAGCCAGTTGCAATCAATTAACTTTGGTCAATTCTTCAGTAAGAGCTTAGAAAAAGGTGTCTTAGATTTTCAACAATTGGATTGGGGTGGAATCGGGGCAGGCATAGGGGCAATGATAGGCGGGCCAATTGGGGCAGCAATCGGGGCAGCATTAGGCGGGGTATTTACTGCCCATTTTGACACAGTTAAGCAACTCAAAAAAGAGTTTGCCGATATGCGTGGCCTAGCCTTAGCATCAGGTATGGATCAAGCCGAGCTTGCTGCTTTGCAAAGGTCATCAGGTGTTGATCCTAACAGGTTAATAGGACGTTTTAACATTGCGAGAAATGAGGCGTTGACTGGTAATGAGCAAATGGCCAGAAGTTTCGAGCGATTGAGCATATCACCTGAAACAGCTGTTACCAGTGTAGACCAATTGATAGAAGCTTTCTCAAGGTTAGATAGGGTTGAAGCTCTACAAATAGCCAGGCAACTAAATCTAATTAGTATGGATCACCCCGCTGAAGGCGCACCAATGATTGCCTTTCTTCGTGGGGGGCAAACTTCAATCAGGGAACAACAGGTTGCAAGAAATATAGGCGTACCTGAAAGTGAAGCAAGATTAGCCCATAGACGAGCGTTAGACGAACAAGCAGACGCTGCCTCAACACGAGGGCTTTTTAGTAGGGTTGGATTTGAGCTAACTAACGTTGCAAATAGTTTCACTTCTCTTTTAAGTGGGGCTGGCAACGGTAGAAACTATTTAGAAATAGGTGGGCAACGCACACGTTTACTAGCTAGGGCTAGAGAATTTCAAGAGCGAAGAAGGCAAGAGGTTGAGCTTAGTAGACCTAATGCACATGAGGCAATGGTTGCAGGCTTTAGTATACAGCTGGATTCTCAGCAAGAAGCTTTGGATAAGAGGCGTCGTTTGTTGGAACGTGAATTGCAACTAGGTAGGCAATTAACCGATCAAGAAAAACTATTATTCGAGTTGCGTCAACATATACCTAATGCCTTAGTATCTCGTGTGCGTTTAATGGAGCAAGAAATAACGGCGCAACGAATTTTGGAAATAACAAGCTCAAGCAATCAAAGGACCGACACTTTAAGGCAGGAGATTACTTTAGGCCGAGCTTTGACTGAAACAGAAAAGGCTATCAACAGTGTTAGAAATATCTCAAGTGAAGATCGATCCGGCCTTGAGAGATTATCCAGAGTTGAAAGAATGGTATCTATAACCAGAGAATTGCAAACTCAGGAAGCTAATAGGGGTATGTTGCCAAATGAAAGGCCCATACTTGATGCTGAATCGATGTTGCCACGAATAGACAATGAGGCTAACGTATTGGCTGAAAGAGTAAGTAGGTTACAGCGTACCTTAAATGCCAGGGTTGCCGATGGCGTTGAGGATTCAGTTACAGAAGGTTTTAGAACTACTATACGTGAATGGCAGGAAAGAATAACGGCCTTGAGGGGAGAGGCTAACGACATTGCAAATGCACGTTCGGCCTTTGACACAAACATCGGGCGCAACTTCACAGAGCAAGCTAACCCAACAATAGCTTTAAGACGTGATGTTACAAGGTTGCAAAGTTTGGCGAATAGTGGCGCAATTAATTCGGCTACAGCTACCTTCCAGCTTAATCGCATGTTATCTCAAGCAGAGCAAGCCTTACACCTGGGCGAACTAAAGACGCCTACAGCAGCAATTGCAGGTAGTCGAGAGGCCGTAGAGGCCGTCCTAAGATATCAAGCTGGGGCAGGCGAACCAAATAGCCCACAACAACGAATGGCAAGAATTTTAGAGGAGCAGAATAGGATTAACAGGGATGGTAACAATATAAATGCAACCGGATTTGAGGCATTAGCAAGAGCAATTAGAGAAGATACAGGGGGGAGAATTTGAGTATAGTGTCTTGTGACGAAATCTTAGGTAACACAGGCGGCATTGATAACAGAGCTACCAGAAACTTTGTTAGGAAATTTCACGTTGTTACCAATGATGCAACTGATGACGCTGGTTATGTTTTAGCAAATGGGTCTTGCTTACCTGCCATGTTCTCACCATACATTACTGCCCATTTCACAGATGCTTATTCTTACGTCGTTAATCGTGAGGCAGAGCAAACGGATAGAACGTCCTCAGGTTGCAAATTTGTAGTAACTATCAATTATAAATCTCCAGAATGGCCCGATCTACAGGGGTGGAATCCTGCAACTGGCAATATGGATCAAACCCAAACTAACCCCGATCCAACAGCAAGAGGCCCAAAATGGCGTTTAACTTTCCAAAGAAGGGAAGTACCAGTGCAATACGATTTAGACGGCTATCCTATTCTAAACGCTGCGCTTCAACCTTTCATACCCCCTGTTATGTGGACTACGGCATATACAAACTTAAGGGTAACAAAGAACTACGCTACAGTAGACTTCCAAGGATATCGCCAGCTATTCCAAACTATTAACAATGCCACTTGGAATGGATGCGTTACAGGTACAGTGTTATTAGATGATGTGTCATTTAGTGATGCACACTTTGAGAATGGCATTTCTTACGTGGTAGTCGAATACTCTTTCTTGATTAACTATGCAACTAGGCCACAGAAGGATGATTTGGGCAATGAAGGTGATGTTATTGGCTGGGAATATGAATATCTGCTTAATCAAGGATATGCGGAATTAGCATCAAGTGGCACAATGCCCGCTGGGGTTAAGAGTAGATGGCGGACCATAACTGATTCCAGAGGGCAACCATTAAGCCATCAAACTTTACTGGATAAACACGGCAAGCAATTAGAGGATTACAATAGTCCTACTTATAGCCATTTCCGAAAATATCAAAAGGCGTCATTCTCTGCCCTGCCTTAGAATATCTTGATACGTTTGCGTAGCTCTATCTGGTAATGGCAAGCAAGCAAATCAATTAATTCATCGGCCATAGTTAGTCTTGCCTTTTCAATGGCGGCTATTTCTTTTTCGTTGCAACCTCTTTGGAATACAACCTTAACCAGCCTATCAATTAACTTCTCTTCTATTTCTTTGTCCATATCTCCGCCTTATTATTATTTTTTTGATATGTCATAGTGTTAAAGACGTCCGTTTATACGCCCCCCTTATCCTAAATGAGAGTAAAATTACTACATAAATAAGTAGATGAAAGTTAACTTCTCGCAAGAACAGATTGACCAATTGCGGCAGATTTTCAAGACGGTATCCCTGCCTCAACAGTTGCCTTTGCCCATGCCGTTACATCCTGCCGTAGAAATAATCAGGTATGACGGATCGGGACTAGGTTACATTCTTCTCAACGATGGAACGGGCTGGGAAGAATTTGAGGGGGCAGTCAATCTAAAAGAGGTCAACGGCCTGGAGCTTGATATCGATGGGTTATATCTTGCCAGAGGGTTTGGAGAGTCAGATAACGGCTATCCAGTTTATTACACGGTATGCTGTGGGGCTAATAATTGTGATGACGGGATTAACGCTTGCGATCAATGCCAGGGAAAAGACTGCGCAGCTAGGGTATTCGAGTTTGATATCAATAATGCAGAAGTACCAGAGTTTAACGGCCACTACAAAGTACAATGGCTGACTAATTGCTTGTGGCAGGGAAGTCTTAATGGCGTTGAGGCAACCTTGCAATATTCAACTCTTCCCGATATTGGCGATTGCTGGAATATAAAATTAGATGACGGCAGCGATCAAATATATTACAGCCTGGATTGCCCTTGCGTTGACATATCCGCCTCATCCTGTTGCAATAAAACGGCAGCAGATACCTTTACGGTTAACATTGATTGCCCATGCTTAGCCGATCAAACTTTTGTGATGAATTACGATCATACAGCAGGCGACACAATTTATTGGAAAAGTAACGTAGAGGATTATTGCGGTAATGGTACTTTCTATTTTTATGTCTATTGTTTAGGTGGATCAAATTGGAAGCTCTTGCCCTACTTTAGTTGCGATCCTACCCAGCAATTACCAGTTGCCGTATCTGCTGTAAATTGCGATCCATTCGAGCTACAGTTTGATAATGTCACGTTCCCATGTATTGATTGTAATGCCTCAATTGTGGTTGTCAGTCCGCCTCAATGTCCTACCTCGATCTGCTTAACCTCAGATATTGCCGATGGTAGTTGCGCCTGCACAGGTGTTAACGGCGATTTTATCTTAGACGGTAGCTGTGGTTATTATTCAATGGTGACTCAGGTTTGCGATACACCTGTTAATATCACCTGGGTATTAACAATGACCTGGAATAGCGATTATACAGAGATGACTGATATAACCCTGACAATTACCATTCCTTCTTACGATGAAGATGGCAATTACGCTGGAGAGCAAAGTATAGGAAGCTGGTATAACGCTGGGCCTGAAACGCTGCCGCTAACCTTGACTTTCGATATGTGTACGTCCACTATTTGTAATAGCTGTGATGCTACTATGTCGATTGACTATGCGGCTAATTGTGGTAATAGCCCCCCAGCCGATTGCAGTTGTAACCCGCCACAAACATTAACGGCTACTTTGATTGATTATACAACGGGTAATTGCTCTGCCTGTTTAGGATCAGAGATAACCCTTGTGTATAACGCTGGAATCTATAAGTGGATCGGATCGGGTACATGGTGCGGACAGAGTATAACTATCGGTCTAAGGTGCGCAGGTGGACAATGGCAGCTACAAGTTAATAGCCCTAGTTTTTATAACCCAGAAGGTAATGTAGTGTGCAGTCCTTTTAATGGGGTATGGTTTGTACCTTTCGAGCCAGTTTGCACAGCATATATCCAGGTGACACAATGAGTTTTAATTGCTGCGGAGAGAATGTTTTTAAGTATCTTGATTGCCTTAGCACAATCGCAGGAACGATATCTAAGGTAACTCCAGAGAATTGTTGCAAGTGCCAAGATAGCACAGTTGGAGATGATAACTTTGTTTATAATTCGTGCTGTGCTATTGGTATCCCTAAGAGCTTTTGCATACGTTTAACTGCTGCAAGCAATCTCACTACTTATCTTGCAATTAATAGCTATGATTTAACAATGACCTACGCTAATGGCAGCTGGAGTACAGAAGAGTTTAGCTTAATACCATCAAGCTCATTGCACAGTATAACAGGTTGCGATAGCTTCACGGCGCATATGACCTTGAGTTGTGATAGCGGTAGCTGGACAGTATCGCTGATTGCCGATGGAGCAACGGTATTTAATCAGCCTATTGCGATCCCCTGCACAACACAATGGAGCTTATATAATTCTCTGATAAGTATGGACGGCGAATTCCCGAATTGTCCTAGTGGATCAACAGGCGGAAATTGGGGGCAGATAAGACTAGACTTCTGTGATAGTGTTGTAGACTTTAGCGCTGGCTGCGGTTGCTTGCCATTGCCGAAATATCTTACGTGTACAGTTGAGACTAGTAATATTACTTGTCTACCTGTTGGCACTAATTGGGTTGCAACTTACGATCCAAGTTATGTTGGCGCTGCAATCGGACAATACTATTATACGGCAGATGTTTCGGGCCTTGATTGCAATTTAGGTCCAGTAGCCGCTAAGTGCTTTGCCGTTAGATATATCGATACTGGTTGTAGGTTTGACTACGCTAACTTTGGTGACGGCGCATATGGCACTAGCTGTTATCCGTGGTTTCCTACAGTTATTATAACCTCTGAGACGATTGCCAATAGTTATTGCGTAGGATCAACCAGCAACCCAACTGGACCTATTAATTTTGTAATGTCCTGGAGTAGCGGAGCATTGCAGATAAGGATTCAACCTTTATGATCTGCGAACTAACCAATACAAACTATTGCAAACGTCATCAAACGTACCACAGAGGTAGACTACGGCAAATCGCACTTGATCCAGGGGGACAGGGGCAGGCATATCGTAAGCTTTGGGATGAGCGCAGCGGCTACACAGAGGGCAGCGACAAGGTATTAATAACGGCTGGTTTGGGTGACTTAATAGCCCTTGGTAGCTTGTGTGAATGGTCAAGTGTCAAAAGTGCCGTTATCGCTACTCCTGCCTATGCGCAAGTGGGGGAGCTTCTTGGCGCTATGGGCCTGCACCTGACGTATCTGGGAAGCTCTGAGAGGGTCTACAGGAGCAAGGAAGAGGTAGAAAAGGCACATGGCAAGCAAGAGGCCGACGATTGGAGTATTGGCAATATCTTTCCTCAACGCAGGAAGTGCCACGATAATTTTTTCATGTCTCAACAGTTGGCAGAAGTCAAACCCATTAAAAACCCTTACTACTTAATCGTACCAGAGAGCAAAGATGCAAGTGCCAAGCGATCCCTTAAAGAGAAGGAATGGGCAAATATTCTTGACCTGTTAGAAGTTGCAGAAGTTAAAGGACTGGTTTTGCACGAAAGGAAATTAACAGTACCAAAGAGCAAGCTATTAATTAACAAGACTGGCAAGACAACGATACTTGAAGCTCTTGAATATGTGAAAGGCGCAACGGGTTATTATGGCGTTGACTCAGCCTTAAGCGTTGCCTTCTCGAAAATATGCATACCTGGAATGGAGTTTATAGTTAAAGGTAGCTCAAGACATTTAAGAGATAACCTTGATAACTATTACTGCCCTGTCAAACCCCAGCTTGTGAGGCAGATATGATTAAAATTCCAGGCAGAGAACCAAAGCAGATACCCAAACCTGATTACGATTTAAGTAAGACTGCGAGATTTCTTTCATGTCTTGGAGATTTTATTTCTATCTCTGGTTATTTGTCGGAAAAAGAAAGGGCTGTAGAACGATTACTATTGTGGTCTAAGGCAAGCCAGCCAATCACACAATTATGTAATCGTATCTTTCCCTGGATAACCGTTGAATTAATCGAAGAAAGAAGTTATTGGCCTCAAAGCAACATTTATAAAGTAGCAAGCTGGGCCGCTGATACTGTTGATTGGACTATCTGTAGTTTGTTTCCACAGATAAATAACGGGCAACGTAAGTTTATTGGTAGTCCCATTTATAACCAAAAGTTAGCTGATGTCGATATTGGTAATTCGCCTTATTGGGTCATTCAACCTGCAAGTGTCAATGGAGCTAATTGCCGTAATTGGGATTTTAAGGATTGGCGGTCTTGTTTTAACTTTTTAGATCGGAGAGGACAGAGAGGAATTATTTTATACAAGGGCCATAACTTTAGGATGAGGGCGCACGATAGGATTACTGATTACAGCAATCGCTTTGATATCTTCGAGTCTTTGGAATTGTGCAAAAATGCTGTTGGGTATTTAGGTGTAGACTCCAGCTTAGCTTGTATGTTCGGGGTGATTAACAATTACAGATATGTGCCGTCTTATGTTAAATCAGTAAACCCACAATACTATCTAAACCAGCTTTGCTACGGGGGGCCGAATTGTAAAGTTAAGGGCGAATTTTGGAGCATGTTGGAATAAGGTTTAACTCCTAAAAATTTTTGATAGCAATTTCGTTGCAATACTTAACCCAGCTAAGGTTGCGCAATTGACTAGACGTGTATGACTTGCTGCCCTTGTTTAGAGAATAATACTCATCTGTATTGCTGGGTCTATCTCTAAATAAATCCATCGCAGCAGCTAAGCAATCCCCATTAACTACGGACTCTTGCTCTTTGCCTTTTAGTTTGCGCCAAAGTGAATCTTGAGGCGATCCACCTAAAGTAACTCTACCCGATATTCTGTAATTCATTTTCAACTCCTATTCCAATCTTCCCAATAACTTTTGATCCGGTTAACAGACGGCCTAACAAGACGATTGAAGGCGATCCGGCAACCATCGAACAAAGTATCATTGATAGCTTTGCTCTTACAGTAAACACATTTTGTTAT